AATTTTCAGTATAGTCTCGCAATAGAACCGAGACATTTGACAATAAATATACGTAAATTCGTATAAAATACGGTGAAACTATAAAATTTTTCGGTATTATCTTATACAACACTCTCCTGACACGCTGCAAATGATCTCAGAGATCATCCTGTTCGCTCTGGAGTATTTATTTTCCTTATCTATAGTTCTATTAACAGATTCGTTAAGTCCTGCCACAGGCTTCATATACGCTCCGTACGTAGACGGCTGAGAAACAAAGTCCCAACAGATAAGATCTAGATCGTCTTCTACTTGCACCAAGCCCTCGCCTATCGGAGAAACAGATCCAAGCGCTCTAGAAGAGATACCTACGGTGATATTGTTTTGAAAAAGCTGTTTGAGTATATTACCAGATGGTGTTGGTAGGATTTCGATGTCTCCGTAGAGCTCTTTTCCTTCCCACCAAAGCTTCAATATGTTGTGGCTAACGTTCTTTAGGTTAACCACGCTCGACTCTGGGTGATCGAGTTCTCCCAAAGCTCTATTTTCGGCTATGGGTCCATCTATGTACTTCATCACTTGAGCGTACAAAGTTTCGTAGGGATATATCCTTCTGTTTGCGTTAGGTCTGTCGCAAGCTTGCACTAGTCCAGATACGATCATGTTACTGGATCTATTTCCTATTCCCTCGTTAATCCTTTTGGTTGGAACGAAAGTAGCGTACTCTATGAGAAGTTGTTTAGACATGTTATCCGACTACTTTTTTTGTGTAATTAGTTATTCCCGCCGCTTTCATTTCTTTCTCTGCTGCTGCAACATCGGAAGATTTTGCGTATCTGGGAGATCCGTTCAACGGTTTTAATTCGAATCCAGATTCTTTTTTCATTTTTAGCTTCTCAGTAACGCTCTTAAGTTTCTTTAGAAGTGTATGAATGTCTTCAGGAGCGTAAGGAAGCATCCCACCGAAAGTTTTTTCTCCTCTTTTATCAAAATCTTTCCACTTTTGATCTCTTTCTGCTTTGTCTTTTGCGACTTGATCTTGGGTTTGCTTCTCTTTAGCCGCGTCGAGCACGTTAAGAGTGTAGTCCTTCTGGCTTCCGTCTTCAAGTTGAACGGATACTATAGATCCATTTCTTTCTATCACGTTGCCGGGTCCATCAGGAGTCCAGCACTCGTGACCGGGATGAAAATCGGTCCTTTCTTGAGGCACTAGTCCGGAAACAGTGCCGTCGTTCTCTTTTAATCTATCTTTTTTTTTGAAAAAAGCTACCATTTCGTTCAGCACGGTCTCTTTGGTCTCGTGCTTCATGACGTCCTTTACTCCTGCCGGTTTTTTCTTGCTTCCCTTCATCTCTTTTACTCCTTTTGGTTTTCCCTTTTTGTTTTCAGTCTTAGGAGTGGATGTGTTTTTCTTGTCGTCGCTAAAACCTTTGATCTTCTTCATCTCATTGGCCTTGTCGACGAAGTTATTTCCTTTTACAGGAGTCATTGCCAACCTCTTGTCGTCCTTTTCTATTTGCTTTGCGTTCGCAAGTTCGGTATATCTATAAGCCAAGGGATCTTTTGCCATTCTCTTGGCGACTTTTTCCCTTATTTTTTCGTAAGATATCATATCTACGGCTTTTGCTTTGGCTGCTTCGTACTCTACGGCCTTCTTGAAAGCGTATGGGTTAAGTCTGTCTATGATTTGAGTAGTGGTAAGATCGTGTGCTTCGTTCAAAGCTTCTTTATCTTCCGTTTCTTCGGTCTCTTCCAATTCTGTATCTTCCTCCAACTCTGCGTTGTACTCGTAAGCCGCTCCCTCGTGATCGGGAGTTCCCTGACCGTGATGCATAGGCGCCATGGTCGCTCCTTCGCTGATGATTCCCTTGCCTTTTAGGATCTTAACTGCGTCATCGAAAGACGTGACGTTGGTTACCCAAGGCAGATTGGAGTCCTTTCTTACTTCATACAAGAACTTCTGCTTGCTGATTTCTCCTGCGCGGAGCTTCTGGTATAGTTTAGCTGTTGTCATGCTAATAAATATTTATCTTCCCTGTCCGCGATAGTTCTTTTCAGACCTGTCGTGTTTGTTATAGGATTTTTGTGATTTTCCTTTCTTTCTTTTACCAAAACTGATCTTTACTGATGCGCCTGCTGATTTTGCCTTTGCCATAAAATTTATTTTAATCCGTAAGGTATTCCTAAAACTCCATGAACTGCTTTTCGAAACGCTTTTTGTGATTCTATTTGAATGGCTTTCATTACCACGTCTTGTAGGGCAGGGTTGCCTTTCAATAGAGGTATTTTTCCGTTGTCTTTGCTGTGAAAGAACGCGCTGAGCTGTATCAACATATTCCCTTCGTCGTCTATGTCTAGCTTTACTGATGGGATATCGTCAACTGGATTGGGATCTTCCATGTAGTTTAGCTCGCTCTCATCTATTTGAGATGCTAATACTTTTGCAAAAGATTTTGCGTCAAAGACGGGTTGTCCGTACAATTCTACGGTTTCATCGTTGATATCGATATATATGGCGCCATCTTGATGAGATAGATCTAATATGAGAGTATCGTAATTTTTTCCTATTGCGGTTCCGCCACTTATCTTTTTACCAGATTTTTCTGCCCAATTTGCAACTTTGTTTACCAAAGAAGAAACGCCTTTGCGTTTTGCGAACTTTGCAACGTTCTCTGGAACGTTTGCAGCTTCGTTAATCTCTTCCTCTTCTATTTCGTCATCGTAAAAGTCATCATCATCGTCTTCGTCCTCTATCTTTTTTACGTCGGACATGTGCATGCTGTACTCGCCGTCTTGACCGTCTATGCTAACCACGATAAATGCACCCCTAACTTCCTCAACAGTTCCGGTTTCTCCGTAGAATTCGTTACCGTACACTACCTTAACGCGATCGCCTTCTTCTACGGCTTCGCTGAGTATTCCTGCTATTCTCTGTAAGTTCTTTGATTGGATGCCCATGTTAAAGATCTTTCATTTTTTTGTAAGCTTCAGCAACGTTACGCTTCATGTTCTCCATCATCCTGTTACAGGACTCGCACTCAACCTCGTTTAGATCTGTTTTTAGATCTTTTGCTAGTTCAAGTATACTATTTATCTCTTTTAGTTTCTTGTTTACCATCTTTGTGGCCTCTTGAAACTGTTGTTTCTTGCTTCTGACTTTTATCTCGGTCTTTAGTCCCTCTTTTATAGGTTCTTTTTCCATGTCGTCCTTTTCTTTTTTCTTTTCTTCGCTTCCCTGAAGCTTAAGCTTATCCCTAGGTATCATCATTTGCCTAGTGAAAGTAGATCCTCCGCCTTTTGTAACATTAACTGCTACGATATCGTCATCGAAAGAAACGACTTGGCCGTAGCTCTTATCTGGCCACATGTTTATTATCTCTACCTTATCTCCTATTTTAAATTCTCCGCTTTCTTTCTGCTCGCGTTCGTTTACTCCCGCTGCGGCTGCGAACTCTTCGTAGTCGTGTGGATATGGTTCGCTCATCCAACTTAAAAACTTTCTATAAAGATCAGGAGCTTTGTCTCTTACAAGATCTAGAAGCTTTTCTACTTTATCTTTGTCTTGTCTAGATATAAGTTCGTTGAACTGATCTTCGTTTAGGTCCCAAAGATCTTTGTACTGAAAGCCGCCCTTGTCTTTTGTGTGACCAGGTCGAAATCCTTTCACGTCTTTGAATGGAGAGTTTTCAGACTCTTTTACTCTCTTTGTGTATCCTGCTTTGTATTTCTTTTCTGGAACATCAAGACCTGGTAGGAACGCTTCGCCACCTGTTGTTACAGAGTTTTCTTCTATTTCAGATAACAAACTCTTGAAATATGATTGCATATCTATCATTTAGCATCTACAGTTTTAATTTCGTTGATTAAATCGTAGTACTGAAGCAGAGTTGAGACGGTTTCGTCCTTTATTGACTCGTTCTCTTGTATGGGTTTGATGAGTTTGACTACCTCTTTGAGTTTTATAGACGTCACCTGATCGTTTACGGACTTGGATAGATCTACTAGCGTAGTTTTTATCTCAGTAAGTCTCTTGTTGAGGTATATCTTTAGATTTTTTGTGTCGGAAATATTGTTTATGTACTCCTTTAGAATGTCTTTTTGCTCCTGTGAAAGTCCAACGTACTTCTGATTGAACTTTTCTACCAAAATCTTGTACGCCAATAGCCTAATCTCTTTATCTTGACTCATGAACTCTTGTAAGATCTGAGCCGACGCTGGCTTATCATTCATCTGCTCTCCGCAAATGTGCTCTAGCATGGTTATTTTGCTGCTTACTATCTGGTTTACGTTCGATTTGTTGTTCTGAGACTCTAGAACGATGTATATGGAAGCGTAAGGCTTGTAATTGTCGATCTTGGCCTTAAAAAAGTTATCCAAGTCGTAGCTATTCTTGATCTCTCTGATTAGATTGTACTTCTCTCTCTTTAGCTTTTCGTAGTCCAATTTCTTGTACTCTTCTATGAGAGTGTTCATGAAGATTTCCGCCTTGGTTTCATTAAGTTTTTCGGTATTTATGAAGGCGTTATAGAGATTGTACTCTTTTCCGAGTTCTGTTCCAGTGAAGTACTTCTTGAGTATTTTTACTGCTTTTGAGTCCTTATTTTGCAAGAGATCGGCAGTCGTTTGCCTAACGAGAAGTTCGAAAAGTATGCCCGGATTTCTAAATTTAGAGTGCTTTAGTGCCATGTTGAATATAAAAATTCCTGTTTATAAATATATAGGGCCTAGTCTAAATTATCAATGATGTTATCTTCGTTCAAAATGTCGGGTTGTTCGAACAATTTTGTTTTTCTAGCCGGAAACAGTTTCTCTAGGGCTTTTTTGTTTTGCAAGTAGATTCCCATGGTGTTTTCGTTGGTTAGACCAAGCGATAGATCCAAAGAATCTTCTCCCTTTTCTTCCGAGGACTTCATTCCCTTCTTTCCAAGAGGATCGCGACCAAATGCGTCTTGATCCGTACCGATTATAGACTTGTACTTCTGTGGCCTTCCAGGAATTTTCTTTGGCTCGTAAGGATTCAGTTCGTCGTATCCTGTAGGTAGATCCAATTTTGAGTCTCCCTTTCCTCCGTATAGACTTGCTAACTGGTGAGGAGTGCCAAACGCTTGTCCTGATTCTGATGGGTCGTTTCCTTCCTCTTCGATTTGTTTGTATCTGAACGTTCTCTTCTTGTCTTCGAGTATTTGATCTTCTAGTTCTGCGTATTGGTCTTCTGAGAAGTGGAATATCTTGTCGTAGATGAAGTCCCTTGGCAATAGTGCAGACTCCATCGCTGTGTTTGCAAGATCCACTTTTTCTTTGAACAGAGCTATCCTTTCTTGATCGTAGATAATTGAAGGATTAGTAAGAGATATTGTAAAGTTTGCGGCTGATTCATTTGTATATCCGTTAGCATATAAGTGTACCAATCCGATTTTTGTCAATTCCGATACTGCGATCTTTTGTATCCTTTCCACAGTTCTTGCAAAACGAATGTCTTCTGCTGCAAGGGTAGCTTTACCTGTCAAATCCTTTTCGTATCCCATGAAAGCTTTAGGTATCTTTAGGGCTGCGAAAAGTTTCTCTTTGAAGTAGTTTACGTCGTCGATTCCGTTGTAATCCAAGCCTTTTGCTGTGTCTATTCTTGTAGTCTGGTCGTTGCCACGAACAGGAATAAAGAAGTCTTCGAGCAAGTTCTGTTGGTTGTACTTAAGATTGTACTGACCGGTGTTTGGATCCATGAGAGGAGTCTTCTTCATCTTGTTGATCATCCTCTGCATGTAATTCTCAACCTCAGTTGGAGGTATCGCACCGACGTTAACGTAGAATATTCTTCTTTCTGGAGCCCTTACGATACGATGAATCAACATCGCGTCTTCGATGAGCACGTATTGCTTGAACAGCTTACGCGCTGGCTCTAGATAAGATCTACCGTAAGGTAGGTAATTGACGTCTCCGGTAAGCCTGAAGTGCGCCATCTCGTAGTTGTCGAAATATATTCCTGAGTCGTTCTCGTTGAAAGTATTTGTGTATCCTGCAGAGTTTGTCAACGCTGCGTTTGGATCGTACTTAAACCTAACTTCGTTTGGATTTTTAGGGTTATAACCTTCTTCTCTAACGATATTGTAAGAAGAGAACGGAATTACGTTATAGACTCCGTAATCTTCGGCAATTTCCATCTTCAAGAAGAAGTCACCGTACTTACACATGTTACGAATCCAAGACCAGAGGTTGAATTCTACGTTGAGTACTGAATAATATAAGTTGTAAAGAAGCTTTTGAATGTTTTCGTCGGAAGACCTGATTTGTAACACTTCTCCCTGTTCGTTCTTTAGGGTTGCCTCGTCAGCGATAATATCGAGCGCTGATGCTACGATTGCGTCTGTGTCCATAGCGTCGTAGTCAGCGTATATTTGAACCCTTGCAGAGCGGTAGTTCTGCGCCAAGTTCAAGTTGACACCATATGCGGTGGAAGTCGTGTAGACTTTGTTAAACCTGTCTATGAGAGAGTTGGTCTGAATGACACCCGAAGTTTGTATTTTGTCGGAGTCGATCACTTTCAACATACCACCGCCTTCGTTGCGTATGATTACGTCCGTGGAAAACAAACGCCTTAGCGCTGTAAATAAATTC